AGAACGAACTCGATAATCTCAATAAAAAAATTGAGGATAAGAATCGTAATGCGTCCTACAAAAAAGCAACTAAGTTGAGAGAGCGTGGTGTTCTCGGCAATATCACCGACAATTTGATTGCCGGCAATAGTGTTGGTGGTTCTATTAAGTCTGGCATCTCAGATACCTTTAAGGCCAAAATGACCGGTCTAAAAGAAAAATTTGACCCAATCAGTATTGCAAAAACAATCAGCGGCAATTTAGGTGCTGCAGTTGTTGGCAAATTAACATCTAGAAGTGCAGGAGATATTTCACATTTTACTGGCATTAAGTCGAGTAAAGGTGATGACAATAAAGTTGGTTCTGTTGATACAGCATTCTATACCACCGTGGCAAAAGGCAATCGTCTAAGAAGAGGTGACAGTATATCTGATGTTGTCACAAAAATGTTTTCATTTGTAAAAACATCCCGTGAAGAAGAAATCAAACAATATGAATTGAATAAAGATTTCGATAAAACCAAACACGAAAAAGATAAAGAAAGACATGAACAGTTACTAGAGGCTATAGAAGAGTCTAAAAGTAGGGAAATTCCAGAAAAAATGGAAAAGCCTAAAGAAGAACCTAGAAAATCTGAAACTACGACTCCAACCGAACCTCCTAAACCTTCTACTGCAAAACCAGTAGAGGCGCCTAAACCTACAGTTAAACCTACAGTTAAACCAGTTGAGGCTGAAGCTCCAATTGCTCCACCCAAAACAACATCATCTGTTTCACAAACCGTTGTTCAAAAAGCAAAAGAAATAATTACACCAAGTGCAGTATCAACTGCCGCAAAAGTTGCTATTGGTGTGACCGCAGCTGTTACACCAACCACATTAGGTGATTTGATTGCTAAAAAAGGTGAATCTGGCAAAGCAGGTTATAATGCTGCTAACATGGGTACCAAAGGTGGTAAGATTCAAGGATTAAAACAACCTGTGAACTTAGAACAACTGACGGTTGGTGAAGTCATGGAAAGACAAGCAATCAAATGGGGTTCTAAAGACGAAGATAAAAAGTTATTTGCCGTTGGTAAATATCAAGTTATTCCAGGAACATTAAAAGATGCTGTTACTGCATTAGGTATCAGTAAGAGTGATCCTTTTGATGCCAAAACTCAGGAAAGAATCTTTAATGATTACTTATTAAAGGTTAGAAAACCTTCTTTGCAAGACTACCTGGTTAGTAAGGAAGATGATCCTGTGTTGTTAAAGAAAGCAATACATGAATTGTCCTTAGAATGGGCATCTATTGCTGATCCTAATATTCCTGGTGGTACAACCTCACATTATGGTAGTGGTAATAAAGCATCTATTTTTGTTTCCGAAATGGAAAAAACATTAAGACTGGAAAGAGAAAAGAATAATAGAACTACCGCAGCACCAACAACCTCATCTTCTGGTATTGGTGAAAGATTGACCAAATCTTCTGTGCAGAATCAAGAATTGACTGAGACAACACCATCAAACCTTGTGGTAGTAAATAATTCCGTAACAGCTATTAGTGGTGGAGTAGTAAACAAACAGATAATGAGTACTCCACCTAAAGACATTAAACCAACTTACATGGCAAACTAATGAAAACATTAACAAAAAAATTACAAGAAGAAATCTTTGTATGGGATGCAAATGCTTTTGGTGGCAAAGGTTATTGGTTTGTGTTGGGTAAAAATGGTGGGTATGGTAAGGCTGCCAGTAAAAAAGAAGCGGACATTTTGGGTAAACCAGAAATACCTAAAGAAACCGAAACACAAGAAACTGCATCAATAAGGCCTGTTAGTAATAACATTAAAGAAATACCTGTAAAAGAAACACTAGAACAGGCACCCGTAACTAATATTATCAAAGAAGTTAATAACACAGAAACCATCATAAGAGAAGTTTCAAGTTATAATGAAGCTGCTCAGGTTAGAAAAACTAAATTGTCTGACCTCATTGCCAAAAAAATTATTGAAGGTGGTAACATTGGTTCTTCTATTAAATCTAGCATATCAGAAAAATCAAGAGCAAGATTAACGGGAATCAAAGAGGTATTTGATCCACTAAACATCGCAAAAAAATTAACTGGCAATCTTGGTATAGCCATGTTAGGACGTGCAACTGGAAGAAAACAAGAAGATATTGAACACTTTACCGGAAACAAAGCTCTGTATACTAAAGTGGCAGAAGGACAAAAACAAAAAGTCCTAAAAGGTGATAGTGTTGCTAATGTGTTTGGTAAACTTTATAACTTAATGAAACAATACCATGAAGAAGATGTTACTCGCATGGAATTGGAAAGAAGTGCCAAGAAATTTAGAGAAGAAGAAGAACAAACTTGGCACGAAGAGATTATTGCTGCACTAATGGGTAAAGGAACAAAACAAAAAAAACAAACCGCAAACAAAGAAGAAAACAAAAGTTGGTTTGATAAGATAAAAGAATTGTTTCAGGAATGGCAATCACTTAAAGATGTCTTTAATATATTAAAGAAAATAGGTTCCAATGTTTGGAAAGGAATAGTAACTATCGGTGAAGCATTACTTGCTCCTGCAACCTTATGGTTATTAACTATTGGTGCATCTACAGTTATGGCTTATTTCTTAGGCACCAAATTAAAAAATGCAATTGAAGAATCTCAGGCAAAACAAGCGGAAAAACTTGGTGGTCCTGAAGCAGTTAAGGCATTACAAGAAGAACAAAATAGTCGTAATGCATTAAACGAAAGTGGTATGCCAAATGAAGATGAATCTGCAGCAGTAGATAGAAAAGAAGCAGCTATCCAAAAGAAACAGGATGCCATTGGAACATACATGCTTCAAAAAGGTTATGACAGATATAATGTCAAAAATTTATGGGGTGGAAAAACTTTTGATTATGTCTATAGAAAAGGTGGACCAAATGGTCAATTAGCACCACAATCCTTAGTTGATGAAGCGGAAAAATATGTTTCAGAAAATAGACAATTTCCAGCTCCCGTATCAACTGCAACGAAGATGGAATTACCTAAAGAAGTTGCACCATCTACTGCTGGTGCTGGTAGAGGTTCATCCGAATCGGCCTCAACAGACGTAAGGCGAGTTGATATTCCAAGAGAGACAGCAATACCAACAGCACCTGCAGCAAATCCTTTAGGTGAAAGGGTGCAAGGTGTTATTAGTAAAAATAATGATATGAGGATGGAACAAAATATAGCTGCGAAAACTACTGTTATTGATAACTCAAAAAATATTACTGCTGCTGGTGGTGGTTCAACAACAGAAGATATTACTACAAGTGCTATACCTGTTCGTAATGATGAAGATACTTGGATGAAATTGCAGAGATTGAATTATAGAGCGGTATAAAAAACCCCGCACTAGGCGGGGTCTTTATTTTAGTCATCAGCCAACTTGCTGAAATAGGCCAAATCGTCATCATCATCAGTAACCAACTCAGGTTCTTCCTGAACTGGTTTCTTAGGTGCAGACTTCAATGTCTCTACTGTGGTTTTAGGCATTGGTGTATCACCATTCAAACCTAGAACCTTTTCAAGGCGAGCCTTCAAGTCATCATAAGACTTGAATTCTTTGTCTGCAACCAACTCTGCAAGAGAGTGTTCTGACTTCCAAATCTTTTCCAATTCATCGTCATCATCAAGCAATGCTGATGGTGCAGCGAATTCAGACTTGTCATAGTTTTGATAACCAGCAACCTTGGTGATACGCAACTTGAAGTTAGCACCAGTCCACATATCAAATGGATTGATTGCTGTCTCATCTTCAAAAGCAGGATTCATTGCACCTGTAATCTTCTCAAAAATCTTAGCACCGAACTTGAACAACTTAACTTGTCCTTCATTCTCTGGATGCTTAGGATCAGAAACGATATACACGTTAGCAATGTAATTCAACTTACGTTTTTGCTTACGAACGATTTCTTTGTTGGCTTCAATGCCAGAATTCCACAACTTGTTATTGTGTTCACACACAGGACATTGTTGATTCTTGGTTGTCAGGCAGTTATCAATCAACCAACCGCCAGGACCTTGAAAGCCGTGACCAAAAATCTTGACCCATGGCAATGCATCATCACCATCTACTGCTGGTGCCGGCAAGAAACGGAAGACAGCAGAACCATTACCTGCTTTGTCTACTTCTGGTTTCCAATAGTTGTCTTTATTGTCGGTAGCGGCATTAGAATTTAATGCTTCGACTGCTTTGGCAAGCTTGTCTAAGTTGCCAGATTGACGTTTGAGGTTTGCAAATGAACTCATGTTATTTCCTTATAAAACGGAGTATTAAAATTAAAACGGATTGTCCACATATTACATAATATAAACATATTTATCCACGTAGGAGTGTATCTAATATGGCGATAGTTGTCAAGGCATCCTTGTGAAGAATACCAGTACCACCGGCTTTATTCCAATCATCGATAACAGAAGGTGTGTCATCAATGATTATGGAATTCTCATCAGCAAATTTATACTTGAACTGTTTGCCAGGTACAAAGTTTGCAGGATAGTTAATGCTGTGTTTACGAAGCCAAACTTCTTTTTGGTGAGAAACATCGGCATTGTAAATTGGTCTTGCAGTAGAAGAAAGAATCTCTACAGGAGGAACAGGTTGATATTTAAGATAATCTAAAAGAACATTTGCATCAGGCATCAAATCAAGGTTCTGAAACTCTTTGTTTTGAATAAAGATTGCAAACCTTTGGCCAAAGCGTTTACGAGCATCATCACTTGATGGACTTGTATTGTAAATCTCACGATATCTCTTTTCAAAGTCAGCAATCACACCGTCCATATCAAGATAAATCTTAGTAAACTTATACATGTTCTATTATCACTTCTTTAAGAATGTTTTTGAATTTAACTTTGTCGTATTGTATAAAAGGTGCATACTTTTCACATTTCAATCGCCAGTTGGGCCAGATAATATCATCG